TAACTATTGCGTATAATGGTGCATCAGGTGTTACTGAATTTTCAAATTTAACTGATGTAAATGATGCAAACTTTTTAACAGTTGATAGAATTTTTGAACATGCCGCAACTACGTTCACTGTAGACAACATTGGTGCTACATCTTATACATTTAACCCGCATTATGCAGGAAATAATCCATCAATCTATTTAATATCCGGACATACATATGCATTTAATTTATTAGGTGTAGGCGGTCATCCGTTTGAAATACAAGATGCATCTTTGAATGCACTTACAACAAACTTACTACATGTAGCTGAAGACGGTACAGTAAGTGCTGACAGTGATGCACAGGGTCAAGACGACGGAACATTGTATTGGAGAATTCCAGAAAATACTAGTGGTAGTTTTGCATATCAGTGTACACTACATTCTGCTATGGTTGGAAGCATTACTGTTAAAAGACTAAGCAGTCTTTAAATCATTAACTATAGTAGTTAATCTCTTACGTATCTCAATTATTCGTATTCTATTTTCGTGTAATGAACGAGGATCAATATATCCGTTATTTGCAGGATCGTGACCTGCGTCTATTTGTGCTGCTTCAGATGCTAATTCTTTTAATAACTTATTACATTCTTCTTTAAGTGCAGGATTTGATACTAAAGAAAGTTCTTGAGTAAAATATTTTAAGTCTTTTTGAAATTTTGGAAGTTCACTAAACTTTAGATTGTTCATTGTCTGCCTCAATATTACTTGCAGGTATTATGTGATAAACATCTTTAGGATCGTATTTGGTTGCTGTTTCTGCTATAGCACTTCCTGCATATAAACATTCTAAACTAACAGGCATTAATGGAGGAACATGAAACACTGAACCTTCATTTAAATCGTTTTCATATAGTTTACCTGTTTCAGTATCAATCCATCTAATTCTAAGTTGTCCGCTATTAACAAACCACGACTTAGTAGTATTCTTAGTAAAGCTCATGTTAGTTTTTGATCCTATGTGTTCAAATACTAATATTTTACTAGAATAATGTTCTGTATTAGCCCATAATACTTCATATCCATATTCAGTTTTAGTTACATTATCATTCATTTTAATACCTAATTAATTAAATTGATTACTTCAAAAAGTGTTTCAAGTTTACGTATATTAACTTTACTTTCAAGTGTATTTTTTAATCCAAAATGTAAAGGTTTTGGCCACTTATTAAAACTGACCCACGCATAACCGTCGTGTTCTTTATTAAGTTGTGGAATAAATTCTTTGTCAATAACACACAAGTATGTATGAAACAAGAATTGTGTATCATTGCTTACAAACGTTTCAAGTGGAATAGTTTTTTTAATGTTAGGAACATTACCTATTTCTTCTTTAATTTCTCGTTGTAAACCTTCCCACGGAGTTTCTTTATCTTCAGTTGTGCCGCCAACTAATCCCCAAACATTATCTCGCTTGGTATTAGCCCTGCGAACAAACAGGAATCGTTTAGTTTCTAGTGTGTAAAAGATTGCACCACTACAGATAATTTTTTTGCTCATACAAATAATTATCTTTAAAGTGCTAGTCTCCAGGTGCCTCTTGGATACTCGCCGTCTACTGAAAGTAGCCATTCTGAGTTATTCCAACGGTATTGTTTTGAAGTTGTAAGATTAGTAATGTATACTACGTCAGTTGCACTATCATTTGCAGAAGCATCAAATACTACATGCCATTTAGTACCATCCCATTCAATAATGTCATTTGCTTGTGCTACAAAGTCTGACCCGTCTTGATTTTTCCATGCGTCTGGCCCGTCAGTATTAATTGCATTGCCAATTGGATTAAGTATTAAAACTCTAGGTGTAGTAGAGCCTAAGTTTAATGCTGATGTTCCTGTTGTTGCAGGATCAATAATATAATCTACATTACTTCTGTCGCCCATTGGGCCTGTTAATACTGTATTGTCTGGTAATGAATCTGCGTCCCAGTTAACACTAATTTGTGTTTCGTCTAATGGGTTTAGACTAAATGTACCAACTATTGCATATTCAGTGTCTTGATAATCTAAGCGTCTTAAATGTATTTGAGAAATACCTGCTTCGTATGATCCTGGCATTGCTTCAAATAGTGTTCGCCAATCAACAGTGCCAACTTTACCTTTGTATATTAATTTAACACTATTACCTTCAACATATATCCCTTGATTTTCATATGTAACTGTTGTAACATTAGTATTATTACTAGTCTCATATATTTCATTTCCGTCTCGGTCAACACGCCCCACTACTATTGAGTCGTCCCATGCATCAAGTTGCGGAGTTGATAAATCAACTTCTATAGTGCCTTTAGATTCGTCATGTATACTAGCAATAATATTTGTTATTACACCTAACTTTTTAACTTTAACTGGCGGACTAATATATATTGGTACAGCAAAACTCATTGACGATACATCAATTTCACTTTCAGTTCCTACAGGAATAGTTCTATTACTAAAATTAATACTAGTAATACTTACTGTTGTTAAACTAGTCCAGTCAATATAATTGTCTGTAGTCTGTATTTCTAATGTAGGATTAAATAGAACTAATATTTGTTCCATCAACTGTAATTTTTGATCTGTGTTAGAAGTCCATAAGTCAACATTTAAGTTTAAAATATAAGGAGTAGGATGTAATCGTTCTACAGTATAATTTTTACCTTGAATACCTTCATATGTTTGTGTATCGTTATTGTACTTTTGTTCCCTAATATGTTGCTTACTAACATAACTTGAATCAGATATTCTTGATGAATCTGTTTCTAATCCTTGAATATATACACCCATTCTAGGTACACTTGGTAGTTTGTTCTCACTGTTATCACGCAAAATACTACCAACTTGTCTAGTAATGTCGCCATACATAACTGGTACTGTTACAAGTTTATTTTCGTTATCTTTGTAACTAAAGTTACTCATTAACCTAACCATTTGGGTTACGTATCTTCTAATTTGTCCGTCGTAAAAATGTTGCATTAGATATCAGCCTCTGGTTTTTTAGGTCTTAGAGCTTTACTTAAACTACTGCGTTCTTGTACAGTTTCTCCAGCAATTTCGTTTGTATTTGTATTGTTAATAAATGTACCCTTTTGTGTAGTCTCTGTATTTGTGTTTGACAATGTCATTCTTACATCACCTTCAACTTTAATCCATCTTGTACCATCATATTGGAAAAGACGTTTTGGTAAAAAATCGGTTCTAAGGAAATAATCCCCGTCAACAGCATCAGTTGGAAATGATATGCCATGTCCAAATGTTGCTCCGTTTGGTGCATTCTCTTGACCTATTAGATAACCTTGATAACCGGATCTAGACGGTTTTGCTTGTATCTCGCCGTCTGCATTGGTATTCTTAAGATCAACACTACCGTCTGCATTAGAATCTAAACTATAATAATGTGCAACGTCAAAGCCTGACTTAGGAGCATCTGCTTCTGCTTGTGCTACTACAGCATCATTAATTTGCATTTCTTTTTCATATGTTGACAATACATCTCTTAGTGTATCGCCACCTGGTGCATGTTCGTCTGCTGGTAGATCTAATATATCTTTGTATTCTTGTGAATCGTATATTTGCTTTAACTTTAATCTATAAAGATGTGGATACCAAGTAGGTGAAAATCCTTCAGCGGCTCTGTTAATATCTTCAATAACATAGAAACGTTTAAGTGCTACAGTATAATCGTTAAGAGCATATTCATCTTTAAGGTGTGGTAATTCTATTACATCACCCGGCATTAACTTTCTGCCAATTGTTTCTACACTACTATTAATGTGTACTGTCATAAACAATGTATCATTACTTAAGAATAGCCCAAATTGGCTTAAATCAAAGTCAATGTCTTGTACATTGTAAATACCTCTAATAGTATAGATATCGTCGTCATACTTGCGATCCCTATTTTCCATAAACAACATATCTTGTATGTTGGTTTCTTTAACAACATCGTAATGAGGTTGATCTGCTGTTGCATCCTCTTCTGATGTATTTTTAGGGCCGATATACTTATGAACAAATAAGTCAGTTCCTCCAACTGTAAACATTTCGAGGATCTGTTTATCTAAAAACTTGTAGTCTGCACCTTTTTCGGGTTTGTATAAACTTAATCTTGGCATAAACATATTTATCGTTATGTGCCGCCATACGATAAATACTATTGGAGAAACAATTATATGACAGACTTAGCAACACAAAAACAAGAAATTTTCGACTATGTTCACAGTATGTTAGGTGGTGGTATGGTCGATGTTGAACTTGACCCTGTTCATTATGAAACAGCGTTAACCAAAGCATTAACAACATATCGTCAAAGATCAGATAATGCTGTAGAAGAATCTTATATCTTCTTAGAATTAATACCTGATCAGAATGAATATACGTTAGCCAATGAGATTATGGAAGTAAGAAAATTATTCCGTAGAAGCATAGGTTCTCGTTCAGGTGGCGGTGACGGCGGAACATTGTTTGAACCGTTTAACATGGCATATACTAACACATACTTACTATCTAGTTCTAACATGGGCGGATTAGCAACTTATGATTTGTTTAGTCAATACCAAGAGTTAGTTGGTCGTATGTTTGGTTCTTTCATTGAATTTAAATGGAACAGTACTACAAAGAAACTAACTATTCTCCAAAGACCAAGAGCAGACGAAGAAGTAATGATGTATTGTTACAACTATCGTCCAGATTCAGAACTACTTAAAGACTATCTAGCAATCCAATGGATTAAAGATTATACACTTGCAAGTTGCAAATACATGCTCGGCGAAGCACGTAGTAAGTTTGCTACTATAGCAGGTCCACAAGGTGGTTCAGCACTTAACGGTGAAACACTAAAAGCAGAAGCACAAGCCGAACTTGAAAAACTACAGAACGACGTATCATTACAAGTCGGTGGTGGTGTCGGCTATGGTTTCACTATTGGCTAAGCCGTCCCAAAAAGAAGCCTGCAGGCTTTTTTATATGGTTAAAGGCCATCTTCCAAATGACATGAAAACAATTTATGCCTGCTATGAAGGATACTTCAAACGGTTATGGAATAATAACGAAGGCTACACACACGAAGTAGGTTTTGAAGAGACCTATAATCAATTTTTAAATAAAACTATTGACAAGTAGCATAAAATACAGTATAATTAATTTAATTAAAAAGGATTATACTTTATGTTACCAAAACTCCTCGTAGTAGGGCACGGCCGACACGGCAAAGATACTGTTTGCGAAATGTTAGAAAAGTACAACTATTCATTTCAGTCATCATCAAAATTTTGTTCTGAACTTTTTATATTCAATGATCTAAAAGACAAATACGGTTATGCCAATGAGGAAGAATGTTATGTAGATAGACATAACCATAGAGCAGAATGGTACGACATGATTCACGATTATTGTAGTAAAGACCTAGCACGATTAGGTCGTAATCTATTTGCTGAAAATAGTATATACTGTGGACTAAGAAATAAACGTGAATTCTTTGCAATGCAAAATGAAGAAATATTTGACTATGCTATTTGGGTAGACAGAGCAGATCATTTGCCTTTAGAAAGTTATAAGTCTATGAGCATTGAACAATGGATGTGTGATTATACTATTGACAATAACGGTGACCTTGAGCGTTTAGAAAAAAATGTAGATGTACTGATTAAAACTATATTTAAAAATCGGGGATTAGATCACCTTGCTTCCACTTAACTCCTTCTTTTTGTAGAGTTCGTTGACAATTAGCACAGATAGTTTTTAAGTTAGTAGGCCGGCAATTATTTAAATCTCCGTCTACATGAAACACATTAAACTGTTCGTGATGTTTGCTCTGAAAGCCACATTTTTCGCATTTATCTTTTTTAACGTAACCCGACTGTCTCCATTTAGGAACTCCGATACTCTTTCCGCCTGTCCTTAAACATCGTTCACATCGTTTTCGATAATAGGTTTTATTACCTTTTTTGTAGTTAATAGCGGCAGGTCTTTGTCCGCAAACGCATAATGGTCTCATACTTGTATTTACCTCACCTTTTTGGTCCCTTTTTTGTGGTGTTTTCGCCATTGTTTTTTTACTAAGATGCTAAATACTAGTAACAACTTATACCTAATAGGAGAACAAAATGGCATTAACATCACCAGGAGTACAGGTCAGCGTAATTGACGAGAGCTTTTACACACCAGCTGAACCAGGTACCGTACCAATGATATTCGTTGCTTCCGCCCAGGATAAACTGAATGGCGCAGGCACGGGGACAGCAGCAGGAACAACTAAGGCAAACGCAGGTAAGCCATACTTACTTACTTCGCAACGCGACCTTACTGAAACCTTTGGCGACCCAACTTTTATAACAGATTCTAATAACAATCCAGTACACGCAGGAGAACTTAACGAGTACGGATTACAAGCAGCTTATTCAATGCTTGGTGTTAGCAACAGAGCATATGTTGTTCGTGCAGACATCGACCTTAATGAATTAAAAGCATCAGCAACAGCACCAGCGGCTGCACCAGCAGACGGAACAAGTTGGTTTGATACACAAACTTCAACTTTTGGTATATTTGAATGGAATTCAAATTCAGCTACTACAACAGGCGGACAAACTTTTAGTAATAAAGTTCCAACTGTTATCACTGATGTAACTAAACTAGTTGGCAATAGTGCAACTGGAAATCCAAAAACATCAGTTGGCCAAATTGGTGATTATGTAGTTGTTGCAACTACAACAGTAAATAAGTTGTTTTACAAAAATTCAAGCGGTGCATGGGTACAAGTTGGAAGTGCAGCTTGGAAAGGCAGTCACGCTACAGTAAAAAGTTCTTCAGCTGTTGCTAGTGTTGCTTCAGGCGTAACAATGACAATTAACAGTGTTACTGTTACATCAAGCGGAACAGCGTTAACAGATGTAGTAAACGATATTAACGGTTTATCAATTGCAGGCGTTACAGCGGCAGTAGTAGATAGCCAATTAGAGCTTTATAATACAGGTGCTTCAACAGCAACTATTATTATTGCAGAAGGAACAGGACTTGCAGACGATGTTAAGATTCCAGCAGGAACTTATGCAATTCCAGCATTAACAACTGCTCCACATACAAGCGTACCAGAGTATAAGTCAACTGATACAACTCCAAGACCATCAGGAAGTATTTGGTTTAAAACTACTGAACCTAATTTAGGTGCTCGTATTAGAGTTAAACAGTATGCTACTGGAACTGGCACATGGACACAAGTTGGTGCTCCAATTTATGCTAATAACCAATCAGCATTATACGCACTAGACAAAAGCGGTGGCGGTGCTAACTTAGCAGCAGGTTCATTGTATGTACAAACTAACGTAGCTGAAGAATCAGTTAACTTAGCAACTTTTAAAATATTTGAAAGAGCAGCATCAGGTGCAACTGTTATAACAAGTTCAGCTGTAGCAGCTCAACTTTCAGCACAGAGTTATGCTTTTGATATTCAAGAAACTTTAGCAAATAACGGTGCATTACAGTCAGCAAAAACTGTATCATTTACAGCAACAGGTGCTACAAGTGACGCAGATGTATTAGCAGGTGCTATTAACAGTGCAGGATTTACTAACATTGTTGCAACTGTTGACACTGCTAACAAAGTTTCAATTAAACACACATTAGGTGGAGACTTCCGTATTACTGATACAGGAGGTGCATTAGCACTTATTGGATATTCAGCTTATGTAGATGCAAATTCAGGAACACCTAATTTATATGCTGCTCCAGCAGGCGACACAGTAAATGATTTTGTTGCTTCAAACTGGAAAGTATTAGCATATACAGCAGGCGAAGATGCTCCAACAGCATTAACAGCAGATGGCACACTTTGGTACAATTCAATTGTAGACGAAGTTGACCTTATGATTCACAATGGTACTACTTGGGTAGGTTACTTAGATTCAACAAGTCCGTTTTATGCGGCTACTGATGGTGACAAGACTGATCCAAATGGACCGCAAGTTTCAGCTTCTGAGCCAACATTACAGTCAGACGGTACAGCACTTAAAAATGGAGACATTTGGGTCAGCACAGCAGACTTAGAAAACTATCCGTTAATTTACAAATATAACGGTTCTACATTAAAGTGGGTATTACTAGATAAAGGCGATCAAACTACTGAAGACGGTGTACTATTTGGTGACGCTCGTTATAACACAGCAGGATCAAACAGTGCAGCAGCAGGTGAGATTAAAGACCTATTATCAAGCAACTTCTTAGACGCAGATGCTCCAGACCCAGCACTTTATCCAAAAGGAATGCTATTATGGAACACAAGACGTTCAGGATTTAATGTTAAGAAATTTGTTAGAAACTATGTTGATACATCATTAGACAATGGACGTTTTGGTGATGAGTCAATGAGTTCTTACTACACACACCGTTGGGTAACTGAATCAGCTAACCAAGATGACGGTTCAGGTAGCTTTGGTGCTAAAGCACAACGTAAAGTTGTTGTACAAGCAATGCAAGCAATGGTTAACAGTAATGACGAAATTAGAGATGATGAGTCAAGAGTGTTTAACTTAATGGCAACTCCAGGATATCCAGAACTAATTGGAGAAATGATTTCACTAAACAATGATAGAGGCTTAACAGCATTTATTGTTGGTGATTCACCAGCTAAACTAAAATCCGACGCAACATCTTTAAACGAATGGGGTTCAAATGTTAACCTTGCTGTTGAAGATAATGATGCAGGACTAGTAAGCAGAGATGAATACTTAGGTGTATTTTATCCATGGGGCTTCTCAAGCGATAACGCAGGTAACAACGTAGTTGTTCCACCAAGTCATATGATGCTAAGAACACTTGCATTAAGTGACCAAGTTAGTTATCCTTGGTTTGCACCAGCAGGTACAAGACGTGGTGGTATTACTAACGCTTCAGCAACAGGATACATTGATGCAGAAGGCGAATTTGTAAGTGTAGCGTTGAACGAAGGACAACGTGATACACTTTATAGTTTAAGTATTAACCCAATTACGTTTATTACAGGTGCAGGTCTTGTTAACTTTGGTCAAAAGACTCGTGCAAGAGGTGCAAGTTCTTTAGATAGAATTAACGTTGCTAGACTTGTAATATTCTTACGTAGTCAACTTAACAAACTTGCTAAACCATATATCTTTGAGCCAAATGATAAGATCACACGTGATCAAGTCAAACAAGCAGCTGAAAGTTTATGTTTAGAGCTAGTTGGTTCAAGAGGACTTTATGACTTCTTAGTTGTATGTGACGAAAGTAACAATACACCTAGCAGAATTGACAGAAACGAGCTTTATTTAGATATAGCGATTGAACCAGTTAAAGCAGTTGAGTTTATATACATTCCACTGAGATTGAAAAATACTGGTGAGATAGCAGGCTTGTAAAAATGATAAATAATATTATAACAGGAGCAAATTAAATGGCTATTTCATCACTATCAAAAATTACAGTTCCACTAGCAAGTGATAACAGTTCTTCCAACCAAGGACTGTTAATGCCAAAACTTCAATATCGCTTTAGAGTGAGCTTGGAGAACTTTGGTGTAAGTGCAGGGGAAGTTACAGAGTTAACAAAACAAGTTGTTGATGTTACTAGACCAAACGTTAGCTTCGAAACTATGACGATTGACGTTTACAACTCAAGAGTATACCTAGCAGGTAAACATACTTGGGAAGCTATTACATTGAACTTAAGAGACGATGCAACAGGTGCTGTTCAAAAATTAGTCGGCGAACAACTACAGAAGCAATTCGACTTTATGGAGCAATCAAGTGCTGCAAGCGGAATTGATTATAAGTTCGTAACTAGGATCGAAGTACTAGACGGTGGTAACGGTAACTTTGAACCGACTGTGTTAGAAACTTTTGAAGTATACGGTTGTTATTTAGAAAGTGCAAACTATAACACATTAGCATACAGTGCTAATGAGCCAGTTACAGTTTCACTAGCTATCAAATACGATAACGCTATACAGACTCAAGGCGCTAGCGGAGGCGGTGTTGGTACTGCTATTGGCAGATCAGTTGCAGCTATTGCATCTACAACTGGCGTAAGCTAAGAGTAATTGTAATTAAAATCTTTGAAGAAGGGATCTTTTATAGGTCCCTTTTTTTTATCTACGCATATAATTCACTTGGATAAATATTAGTATGAGCAAGTTTGGCGGATTTCTAGATAATTTAGTAAGTGGGGCTTTAAACCCTAAAGGTGACATGGCGGACTACCGTCATGCTTCTCGACTATACACAGATGATAACTTTAGGTTAGCACCTAAAACTAAGTTTCTGTATCATGTTTCATTTAATTTAAATGAAGAAGTAATTAAAAAGGTTCGTCCTAACTTTGATAAAAAGCATGGCTTAGAAGTTAACATGCTAGTCAAAACAGCAGACTTACCAAAGTATAATGTTACAACAGAAACTAAAAACAAATACAATCGTAAGAAAAATTTACAAGTTAGATTAGACTATGATCCTATTAACATTACATTTCACGATGACAATATGGGTCTTACAACATACCTTTGGGAATCGTATTATAGATATTATTTTGTAGACGGCAACTTAGGAAGTTTAGATGCTGCAGGTAAACCTAATCAAACATCAACAGGGTTTATGCCACATAACACATATGAAGGCAAAGCACTAAATGCATTTAGATACGGATTTGATAATAATTCGTATGCACCGTTCTTTAATAGTATTCAAATAAGCCAAATGGCTAGACATCAATATGTAACATATACATTAGTTAATCCTATTATTAGTAGTTTCCAACATGATACAATGGATCAGTCCGCAGGTGGCGAAACTTCACAAAATACAATGCAAATATTATATGAATCAGTATTCTATAGTACAGGTGCTGTTGAAGAAGGTAATGCTCCTGTAGGATTTGGTACAGAACATTATGATACATCTCCAAGTCCAATTAGTATTGCAGGCGGCGGAGCTGCTAGTCTACTTGGCGCAGGCGGAGTATTAGCAGGTGGCGCAAGTGTGTTTAGTGATCTTAGTAGCGGTAATGTTGGATTAGGAACATTAATCAAAGCAACAAATACAATTAAAAATGCTAAAAAATTAACTAAAGAAGGTGTACGTAACGAAGGATACAGTGTATTAGGTAAATCATTAACAGCGGCAACTGGAGCAAATGTAAGCGGATTAGCAAATTCTAGTTTTCCAAAGAGTGGTGGAACAGGACAGAATAACGCTACAGAAGCAATACCGTTAGTAACATCTAAAGAAAATAAACAGTTATCTAATGTAGAAATACAAAATGAATTAGAGGACACACCAATCTTAAAAGATGCTGTAGCAAAACAATTAGTTGCTACCGGAGTAGTAGCATCAACAGTAGCAGGGCTTTCAGTGGGTAATGCAGTTGGACTAAGTGTTTACGAAACATTAACAGTTCAAGAGAAAAATGCAATCAAAGAAGAAGTTGACGAAAAAATTGCTGAGGGAGATCCTAAGGTTCTTTCTGTTAGTAATAAAATAGTATCTTCTTATAGAGAATCACAAGGAATAATATCTAATGTCTAGTAACATACCAGTACAATCAAATGACTCTGCAGACGGAACTAAAAAGTTCTTTGACCAATATTTTACAGAAGCAATATCATATCCTAGCAATCAAGTCGATGCTGTTATTGGGTTTTTTGAAAATAAAGGTTTTGAAAAACTAGCGGCTAGAAGTACAGCAACAGTTATATTACAACAAGCCAAAATTGATAATGTTAATGTATTTGAAATAATTGACACACTTAAAGGATTAACAAAAATTCAATTAAGCGAAATAGTTGCTGAAATATTAAACTATGACCGAAACAAAGTAAGTACACTTGGTTTCAGATCAACGTCAGTTTCGGAAAAGTTAGAACGAAGAAACATTGTAGAGTAACATTATGGGCCGTTTTGCACAAGGCAAGTTTACTCCAAAATATCCAGAGAAGTATGTAGGAAACAAAACTCCTACTTATAGAAGTAGTTGGGAATTTGCTTTTATGAAATTCTGCGATGAGCATTCAAGTGTTGAAAAATGGGCTAGTGAAGCCATTAAAATTCCTTATAGAAATCCACTAACAGGTAAACACACAATATATGTTCCAGACTTTTTTATAGTGTATACTGGTAGAAAAGGTGGACAACAAGTTGAACTAATAGAAGTTAAACCCGAAAATCAAACTGTATTTGAAAAATTAGGTCGTAGTCGTCATAACCAAGCTGCTTGGATAGTTAATCAAGCAAAATGGGAAGCTGCTAGTAAGTGGTGTAAAGGTAAAGGTATACGTTTTAGAATAATCTCTGAAAAGGATATTTTCCACAGTGGCAAAAGACGATAAATAATAGTAGCATATAATGGAAAGATCCAATGACTAAAAAATTAGAAGACTTATTAAATTTGCCAGATTCAAAAGAAATTATTGATGATGCAAAAAAGCAAAAGGCAAAGACAGCGGTTGTTGAACAACAAGAAACATTCCGTGATATAGCAGAGTTTGATAAAATTGCTAGTGCATTGCCTGCCGTAAAAGGCTTAGGTGAAAAAGCAGATACTGAATTAAATGATATTGCAGATCGTGCATTAACAGCATATGAGGACTTAATGGATCTTGGCATGAATGTTGAATCACGCTATAGTGGTCGTGTATTTGAAGTAGCAGGCGGAATGCTTAAGACAGGATTAGATGCTAAAGTAGCAAAACTTAATAATAAGTTGAAAATGGTTGAATTACAACTTAAAAAAGAAAAACAAGATAAAGATACCTTAGATACAGGCGATGTAGTTAATGGTGAAGGCTTTGTTGTAACTGATAGGAACAGCCTACTAGAACGCCTAAAAGGCATTGATAAGGATAAATAATATATAAGATAGGAAATACTATGATGAAATCTTTTACAGAATTTTTAACAGAATCAAAAAAAACATATCCTTTTAAAATAGGAGTAGCAGGTACATTACCCGAAGGCTTTGTAGACTCTATGGAAACAGCATTAAAGAAATATGATGTTGTAAATATGTCAGCAGGCAAGAAAACTCCAATTCAAGAAAGACCATTAGATTTTCCGCAACTACAAAATACAGAAGTAACATATTTTGAAGTTGAATTAAACTATCCAACAACAGTACAAGTATTGCAAGAATACTTAGCAAAGTGTTGTGGCATAGACCAAGGTCATTTTATTGTTCGCAATCCAAACGAGCCACAAGAAGAATACCAGCAACCTAAACCAGAAGGCGAATATGAGCCAATCTTAACACAAGAAGATATGGGCGGCCCATCTGCTCAAAATGAAGTTGCAGGTAATAGAGTAATGGACTTACTTAAAGAACTTGAAGTTGCACGTAAAGAGCGTGACATGGATCCTACAGAGTCAGCACAAACTGGCGAAATAGTAAAAGACGTAGAACAAAAAGAAAACGCTAAAAGCGTAATAGGGAGTTAAAAATGGATTTAAAAGATCTAATTCAAAAAATGGACAACATTGAATCAACCCAAGAGTTGAACGAATCAGTTGTAAATGAAATGGGATATCCGGAAAATCCAGGTGCCCCTGTAAGTATGAACATAAGTTTAAATGCAAGCGGCAAAGAACATGTTGCTGACTTGATCGACATGATGAAAAATGCAGGTATTGGTGAAGTTGAAGGTGATTCAGAAGCATCAGGACCAATGCGTGGCGACATGGAAAAATTTAGAAGTATGATTGACGAACCACATGATGGAAAAGGTCATGAACACTTTGGTACAGATAAAGATATTGATGATCCAGAAGAGCCAGGTAAAGATGAAGTACCAGGCGATGATGATTCAGAAGAAGGATTTCTAGGTACTGTTGCAGGTGGCGTAGCAGGCGGAATGCTTGGCGGACCATTAGGAGCATTGACAGGTGCAGCGGCAGGTGATTCGTTAACAGATGACGAAGCAACTGAAGGCTGGGACAATGAGCCAGATGAAGAATACAGAGATCACAAATACATGACTAAAGATTTATCCGGCGGCATTAATAGAGAAAAGCCAAAAGGTGCAATCCGTGCAAAAGATCCAGCAATACATCAAACAGTTGAAACCACTAGTGTAAAAGAGCAGCTTTGGGCAGCATTAAACGAAAAGATGGCAGCCGAAGGACGTGGACGTGGCAAAAAGAAAAAAGTAATGGCTAGCAGAGGCCGTGGCAAGACTGAAGATATTAAAGAAATGGATTGTCCAGAATGTGGCAAACCAGGCAAAAAGAAATTAATGGCATGTGCATCATGCGGTTGTAAGTAACAACTTTATTAAATTTTAATAAATCCAAATAGGCTCTTAGGAGCCTATTTTTTTCTGTAAATACTTTTATGACAGATTGGACCAAGTATTTTGAACACATAAAGCCTGTGTGCCCGTGGAGCGGAGCGGCATGGAAAAAGGGCGAAATAAAAGTAAGATACTGGAACGGTGAAATAGAAGAACTAGATAATAATCAAGCCATCATATATATTTGTAAAGGATATAATCGTAGGCGTCTTAAAAAACTTTGTAAAAAAGTTGATGTAAGCGAGAAGTATGAATGGTTATGGAGCGAACCTACACACGGTGATTATGCTTCTCCAGTTCCTATACTAATACAACAAGACAAACGCAAACTGTTTGATTTAAGATTCGATACAGGCTACTATGACGATATAATTGGTTAAATACTACTATGAGTAAGAGTTTAGATGGTGTCCTCACCAAAAAAGCAAATCAAAAAGAAACGTTCAACGAAGAACAGATACAAGACCTGCAGGCATGCATGGACCCTGATGATGGGTATATGTACTTTGCACGTAAGTTTGCGTACATACAGCATCCTGTAAAAGGTAAACTTTTATTTGATCCTTACGAATATCAACTTCGCTTAATGGATTCATATCATAGTTATAGATTTAATATTAATATGATGCCAAGACAAACAGGTAAGACTACTTGTGCGGCTATCTATCTTGCATGGTATGCAATGTTTGTACCTGATCAGACTATACTAATTGCGGCACACAAATATACAGGTGCTCAAGAGATTATGGCACGTATACGTTACATATATGAAACGTGCGAAGATCACATACGTGCAGGTGTTACCTCATACAACAAAGGCTCAATTGAATTTGAAAACGGTAGTAGAATTGTAAGCCAAACAACTACTGGAAATACTGGACGTGGTATGTCCATATCATTACTATACTGTGACGAGTTTGCATTTGTGCAACCTAATATTGCAGAAGAATTTTGGACTTCAATATCACCTACACTAGCAACAGGTGGTCGTGCTATTATTACAAGTACACCAAATAGTGATGAAGATACATTTGCTACTATTTGGAAACAAGCAGAAGATAAATTTGATTCACACGGTAACGAACAAGATGTAGGCATAAACGGCTTTCATAGTTTTGTTGCAGAATGGCAAGAACATCCAGATAGAGACGAAGAATGGAAAGAAGCAGAAATTGGACGTATTGGCGAAGAAAAGTTTAGACGTGAATACGGCTGTGAATTCTTAGTATTTGATGAAACACTTATTAACAGTATATACTTGGCAAACATGGAAGGTCAAAGTCCAATACTAAACATGGGTCAAACACGATGGTACAGTAAGCCATCACCAGATTTTACATATGCAGTTGCACTTGATCCTAGTATGGGTACAGGTGGCGACAATGCAGCTATTGAAGTATATGAACTACCAAGTTATAAACAAGTAGCAGAATGGCAACATAATCAAACAGCAATACCTGGGCAAATTAGAGTACTTGCTGATATTTGTAAGTACATAGAAACTGAAACAGGAAATACTAATGGCATTTACTGGTCTGTAGAAAATAATGGTATAGGTGAAGCTGCATTACTAGTTATTAACGACTTCGGGGAAGAAAACATACCGGGGTTATTTGTAAGTGAACCTATGCGTAAAGGTCATGTACGTAAGTTTAGAAAAGGATTTAACACTACACATGGTACAAAGATTACTGCATGTAGTAGGCTAAAAACTATGGTAGAAGGTGAAAAGATGTCTGTATCTAGTAAACCTCTTATATCAGAACTTAAAAATTATATTGCATCAGGGTCAAGTTATCAGGCAAAACCCGGAGCATCAGATGACTTAATAAGTGCAACACTTTTAGCAATTAGAATGATGGCTGTACTAAAAGACTGGGATCCAAGAATATATAACACATTTAACCAAGCAGAAGACCATGAAGATTACGAACCGCCAATGCCAATCTTCATTAGCTCAAACTATTAAAGAGTTGATAAATACAATATGCAAACATTAAATATAGTAGCCAAAGAATTATTTAATAAAATAAGAGGACGCTTTCCAAGTGTTACTATTGGCGATGGTGAAGGTAATGTAACTACAACACCTGAACAGGCAAGATTTTATGACTTTGATTTTATATCTGAAGGCAGAGCTGTAGGAAAAGTATCCATTAGTTTAGAAGATAAAGCAGTATCAGTAGTATATAATCAAGGACTAGTTACTAACGAAGATAGTATTACTAAAGAAAGTTGGTATAATTTTTTAAAGGAATTAAGGCAATTTGCAAAAAAGCGTATGCTGAACTTTGATACCAGAGATATTAATAAATCAAACTTAAATAGAAGAGATTACAAATTTTTAGCAAATAACCGTATAGAGGAAAAAACAATGAGCGAAGGAAAACTTTACGGTACAAGTAGATTAAGTTATCAAGACTTTGATGGCGCAAGGCTTGTATTACGTCATAGCCAGGCAGTTAACCAAGAAAGAGCTGCAGGTAGAACACAGAATGTTGAAAGCATCTACATAGAAAGTGCTGAAGGAGAAAGATTCAAGTATCCATACAAGCATATCAATGGTGCTAGAGCAATGGCAAGACACGTTGCTGAAGGCGGTAATGCTTATGATGATTTTGGTAAACATATTGTAGGACTAAGTGAAGAACTATCTAAGTTAAAGAAATTTAAAAATTACATGGGTCGCTCAAATGTAATGGCTGAAAGTTTAGCTGGATATGTTGATGTTGTTAAAGAACGTTTATCAACAGTTAAAAAGACAATCGAAAGTTTACAAAAGAAAGCATACTATACAGAAGCATTTGAAAACTTTGAACAAACTGAAGTAACAGAAGTACCACAAGATGTTGCAGAAAATTGGATTGATGAATTAACTATCCGTCAGTTTAACGAAGAACTTAAAGATGTATTCCCATACATTTATAGTTTAGTAAGTGAAAATACTCGTGCAAAAGAATTAGGTCCAACAGACTTAGAAGGCTATGTTGTATACGAAGGCAAAGTAAGAGACGAGTTACAAGATAACTTTGATGAGCTATGTGCAATGAAAGAAAAAGGCGCAAGTGATAAAGAATTAAAAGCCGCTGCTGATAAGATGGCATTTGGCGGACAAGCACTTGAAGCATGTTTATCAGGTGCAGATAATCCGTTTGGTAGTGACGATCATATGGAGCCAGACTTTGAATCACAATTAGAAAACGGCTTTGAAGAAATGATGGGTCAGTTTGGTGAAGCAGAAATGAAGTGGAAGCAAACTAGTATGTCACCAGAAGAAGCTGTAGCAAAGTACGGCAAAGAACACGTAAAAGTTAAAAAAGGCGGACTTAACAACGGTGACGATATGGTATCAGTACATGTTGCAGATGAAAGTTTTGACCCACAGTCAGAGCCAAGCAAGCAAGATATGATGGCAGACGAGTTTATGACAGCATATGAAAAAGGTGGTGAACCAGCACTAGCAACAGCAATGGGCATAAGCGATCAAGAACTTGATCAAGAAATTACCGAGTACGGTATGGAACACGGCTTACATGCTGATGACGATAGAGATGATATTATCCAAGGTGTTATTGAACAAATGATCGATAATATGGACGAAGGTAATGCATACGCACACGCTGTGAAGAAAGCAAAAGACAGTGGCAAGAAAAAGGGCGATGAAATTGATGGTCCAGATGGCGAAAAGATCAAGTTAGAAAAAGAAGAACAAAAGACACCATTAGGCGAGTTCATACTAAGTTACTTTGATAGAGAAACTGGACAGTTTCCAAAAGGCGAAACAGCAGTATTAACAATGGTAGAAAAAGATTACGGTGAAAACTACATTACACCTGCAAAACAATTTATTGAAGCAATTAATAATAAAGTAGCAGAAGTAATGGGCTACAAAGAACAAGAAGACGAAATACAATCACCTGAACTAAGCAGAATTAGAGACTTAGCAGGACTTTAGGCAAAGAATTTGAATCGTAAAAGATTCAAAATAAAGTCAAAAAAATACTTGACTTTATAAATAAAAGAGTGTAACATGTACTACATGTGTTACACTTTAACTAGGCACATAAAACCATATAAGGCATATAGGAGGCATTAAATTATGGCATCACTAGCAGAAATCAGAGCAAAACTGAAAGAACAAGAATCACGTTCAAGTGGTTCGCAAAGCGGCGGCGGCGACAACGCAATTTACCCATTTTGGAATATCAAAGAAGGCGAGAGTGCAACTCTACGTTTCCTTCCTGATGGAGATGAGTCAAACACTTTCTTCTGGAAAGAGCGTTTGATGATTAAACTTCCATTCGCGGGTATTAAAGGTGAGACTGACTCACGTCCAGTACAGGTACAAGTACCATGTATGGAAATGTACGGTGAAAGCTGTCCAGTACTAACTGAGGTACGTCCTTGGTTTAAAGACGCAAGTTTAGAAGACATGGGTCGTAAGTATTGGAAGAAGCGTTCATACGTATTCCAAGGATTTGTAACAGACAATCCATTGGCAGACGACAGTACGCCAGAAAACCCTATTAGACGTTTTATTATTGGACCACAGATTTTCCAAATTATTAAAGCGGCACTAATGGACCCTGATATGGAAGAATTACCAACAGATTATACTGCTGGTGTAGACTTCCGTCTTAACAAAACATCTAAAGGTGGATACGCAGACTACAGCACAAGTAATTGGGCACGTAGAGATCGTCCATTGACAGATGTTGAAATGAATGCCATTAACACTAATGGTCTGTTTAACTTTTCAGACTTCCTTCCTAAAAAGCCAGATGAAGTGGCTGTTAAGGTAATTAAAGAAATGTTTGAAGCATCAGTAGATGGTGAAGCATATGATCCTGATCGTTGGAGCAACTATTTCCGTCCAAGCGGAATGGCTGCACGTACAGGTGATCCTACAAAGGCGGCTTCTCCAGAAGCAACAGCAACTAGTCAAAGTGCTCCGGCGCCTGCGGCTGCTCCAGTAGCAGAAGCAACTCCAGAGCCAGCACCAGCAACAGCACCAGCGGCTGCAGCAGGTGGCGGTGACGCAAGTGATATACTTGCAATGATCCGTAATAGACAAAACAACGGCTAGCAAACATGCTTCTATTAGCAAACTCGAGAACAGAGATTCACGGTTTACCTGTCAACGTTCCAAACGCTAATAGAAGCAAACTTTAATATAGGAGATACAATGGCTAAATCATTTGACGTAAGTAAATTTAGAAAAGACTTAACTAAGTCTATTCAAGGTATGAGTAGCGGCTTTAACGATCCAACAGATTGGGTAAGCACTGGCTCATATGCACTAAACTATCTTATTAGTGGCGACTTTAATAAAGGTGTTCCGCTAGGTAAGGTAACAGTGTTTGCAGGAGAGTCTGGCGCAGGTAAAAGTTATTTTGCGGCAGGTAATATTGTAAGACACGCACAAGAACAAGGCATTTATGTAGTTTTAATTGACTCAGAAAATGCACTTGACCAAGCATGGTTAGAAGCACTAGGTGTTGATTGTGATGAGTCGAAATTACTTAAATTAAGTATGAGTATGATCGACGATGTTGCAAAAACTATTTCAACATTTATGATAGACTACAAAGCAATGGATGAGGACGATCGTCCTAAAGTATTGTTTGTAATTGACTCACTAGGTATGCTACTAACACCAACCGATGTTGATCAGTTTAACAAGGGTGACATGAAAGGTGATATGGGTCGTAAGCCTAAAGCACTAACAGCACTTGTTAGAAATACTGTTAACATGATCGGCGCACATAACGTAGGTTTAGTTTGTACTAATCACACTTATGCATCGCAGGATATGTTTGATCCAGATGATAAAATAAGTGGCGGACAGGGCTTTATATACGCTTCTAGTATTGTTGTAGCAATGAAGAAGTTAAAGCTCAAAGAAGATGCAGATGGTAACAAGATCAGTCAAGTTATGGGTATCCGTGCTGGCTGTAAAGTAATGAAAACACGTTATGCAAAACCGTTCGAAGGCGTACAAGTTAAGATTCCATACGAAACAGGTATGAATCCTTATAGTGGCGTTGTTGAACTTTTTGAAGCAAAAGGTGTTATCGAAAAGCAAGGTAACAGATTAAAATATGTTACTATGGATGGAGAAGAGATTCTCGAATATCGTAAAAATTGGAATGGCGATTTATTAGACAAAGTTATGTCTGATCACATCACTCAAGAAGCTTCTGTGGTAAATACCTCGAAAGAGGAAGATGTAGATCTACCAGAAGAAGTATTAACTGAGGAGTAAATATGAGCCACGGATTTGATGACGAAGCAGTAATTGCAGAAGTTTGGACAGTGTTCAAAGAGTACCTTGACAAGAAAAGTGTTGATCAAGCAGCAGAAAGGTTTGTTGATTTATTAGCAGACTATGGTGTTGGTGACGATACTTTAGCTCAAGCAATGGGTACGGATTCTGAACTAGACACAGCAATTAACTACTATCTCGATATAGAAGAGTCAGACATCCTAGACGAAGAAGAAGACTGGGGTTAGTATGGGTTGGTATAGCGAAGTATCAAGAGACATTAACAAGATTCCTGACGCTGTAGCGTTTTTTGAAAAAGAATTAAACGAGGCCAAAACTGAAGTTAAGTTATATGGCAACGTTGAAAAAGCAGCATCAGAAATGCCAGGTATTGTTGAACATCGTTTTAACCAACTTCAAGAAATTGAAGCCATACTAAACTATCTTAATATTGAACTACGCAGATTGCGTAGTTCTTTTTTCAAAAAATATCTTGAAAATTATCAACGAGCTCTGTCTAGCCGTGACGTTGAAAAATACGTAGACGGTGAGGCAGACGTTGTTGACTACGAAAAAATTATTAATGAGTTTGCACTTATGCGTAACAAATGGTTAGGTTTACTTAAAGGACTTGATCAAAAACAATGGCAGATTACTAATGTTGTTAAACTACGTGTAGCAGGCATGGAAGACGCAAGCCTTTAATATTCTCTTACATAATCCTGGTTGGTAAATATACATAATACACTAGGAGATCTTAATGTTCGACGAATTCCAAAATTGGACTGTTCTAAAAGGTGACAGAACCTTAAAAAGAGCAATCCGAGCTCAAGGAACCGAAAACGTACTACAATATCAAAAAGAACAACTTGATATAGCATTAAGTTTTTGTGAAAACATGCGTCACGGAATTGACATTGGTGCAAATTATGGACTTATGTCTTACAACATGTCGCCATATTTTGAACAAGTATCTTCTTTTGAAATAGTTCCTGAACTGAACAAATGTTTCAAACAAAATATGCAAAAGTTTGATATTCGAAATGTTAATATATATAATTGCGGTTTAGGTGATAAAGAAAAAGAAGTAGCAATAGACTTTGACCCTCTAAGCACATTTAGAACACATGTTGATAAAGATACAAAAGGTTCTATTAAAATAAAAACATTAGACAGTTACAATTTTGGAAATGTGGACTTTATTAAAATGGATGTTGAAGGATACGAGCCTTTAGTTGTTAAGGGCGGAATAAAAACAATTGAAAAATTTAAACCTGTTATACTATACGAACAAAAAGGCCACGCTGAAAGATTTGGTTATAGAAAAAATATTGTTATGGAACTGCTTAGAGATCTCAAATATAGAAAACTAGCAAACGTAGGATCTAAAAATGCACTAATAGGTGTTATATAATGAAATGGAGATTGAATGGCACATTCTAATGAATATGTTGAAGAACTAAAAATACTACACAATAAAAAAACTTTTGGAGTAACTAAAGGAATACCTTTAGTAGTTAATAAGTTAATTGAAGAAAAAAATATAAAAAGTTTTCTAGACTTTGGTGCCGGTAAAGGCGGCACTAGCGAATACATTAGAAATCAATATCCTAATGTTCTTTTACATACATTTGATCCTGCAACATTTCCAAATCCTTTACCTGAAGAAGTTGAATTAACTTATAGTAGTGATGTGCTAGAGCATGTTGAAGAACATCTAATTGACGAAACATTACAAGACCTATGTAAGCGTTCTACTAGATATCAATATCATTTAATAGCATGTCATCCTGCAAAGAAAACATTAAGCGACGGACGTAATGCACATCTAATTATTGAAAAACCTAAATGGTGGAAACGTAAGATACAAGCAATATCTGATTGGAAAATTATACACGAAGACATAATGGATCATGTTGCACAACCAAAAAAAGGTCCACCTATTAATGTTGTAAAATATATTGTAATAATGGAAAAGTTATGAAGCAAGTATTTGAATACTGGATGCCGTCAACTGACGACCATTTTGAAAGACTGATTAAGAAAAGAGTTCGTCGAGGTGGCCCTCCTGAATATCAAGATGATGTAAGAGAAGCAGCTTATCAACATGTTACTGACTTTAATGTGTGTTTAGATATTGGAGCAAACGTTGGTCTTTGGGCTAAACCCTTAACTAGAAAATTTAATAAAGTTATTGCATTTGAACCTTTAGAACAAGTATATTCTTGTTTAGAAAAAAACACAGAAGGATTAAATGTTGAAATACATAAGTGTGCATTAGGTAATAAAAATTCAACTATTGATATGAAGTATGACAGTCATAATACTGGTGCTAGTCATGTTATCGAAGGAGAAGGATCTATTAATGTTCGACGTCTAGACGATATTGATTTACCAAAGTTCGGGCTAGTTAAGATTGACTGTGAGCGTTATGAACTTGAAATACTTAAAGGTGCAATAGACACTTTATTAAAATATAAGCCAATTGTAGTTTGTGAGCAACACCCAGATACAAATTATTGTGCAGGTAAATTCTTAAAAGACCACGGTGCCATTGAGCTTACCAATGTAAGAAAGGATTACGTATTTGGTTGGGAATAACACCATAATATAGTTCCTGCCATTAAGTACGCACTAAATACTAGCATGGAACGCATCGTATTAGTAACAGGCGGCTTTGATCCGCTTCACTCCGGACATATTGCTTATTTTAAAGAAGCAAAAAAATTAGGAACAAAACTAATTGTAGGAGTTAACTCAGACGAATGGTTAACTCGAAAGAAAGGCAGACCTTTTATGTCTTTCGAAGAACGCATTTCTATCATCAAAGAACTATCCATTGTTGATAAAGTAATTGGATTTAATGACAGCGACGATACTGCTTGTCATGCAATCTTCCACACGTTAAGTACACACGGTAGTGGAACTAAAGTAATCTTTGCTAACGGCGGAGATAGAACTAACGATAATATCCCAGAAATGAAAACATACGGCGACATGCCTTATGTAGATTTTGTATTTGGTGTCGGTGGCACTGACAAGCAAAATAGTAGTAGTTGGATATTAGACGAATGGAAACAACCTAAAACAGATAGGAATTGGGGGTACTATAGAGTGTTACATGAAAATGGAAAAGAAGTAAAAGTAAAAGAATTAACAGTTGATCCAGGACAAAAATTATCTATGCAACGGCATCAACACAGGAGTGAACATTGGTTTGTTAGTACAGGTACAGCAACCGTTTACACTTTAGATACATCAACTGATGTAGATTTATATGGAACATATAGAACACATGAGAGCTTACATATACCGCAAGGCATGTGGCATCAGTTAGCAAATGAAACAACAGAACCGTTAACACTAGTTGAAATACAGTATGGTACTGAATGCGTGGAGGAAGACATTGAGCGAAGATAAAATAAAAAAACAAAAACCGTTAAAAGTTTATGTAGGCTGGGACTCTAGAGAGCCCATTGCTTTTGAGGTTTGTAAGGCAAGCATACTAAAACATGCAACAGTACCAGTTAAAATTGTGCCGTTAAAAAGACATAATCTTGTAAGAGATAATATGTATTGGCGAGAAGAAGATGCACTGGCTAGTACAGAATTTACATTTACTAGATTCTTAGTTCCAGACTTAATGGGTCACAGAGGCTGGGCATTGTTTATTGACTGTGACTTTTTATTCTTGACAGACATTAAAGAATTGTTTGATCAGGTTAATGATAATTATGCTGTTATGTGTGTTCATCACGACTATACTCCTAAAGAAGGAGAAAAGATGGACGGACAAAAACAACTTAACTATCCACGTAAAAACTGGTCAAGTGCTGTATTATGGAATTGCGGTCATCCTGATAATAAAGTTGTTGACAAAGAGTTAGTTAACGATCCTACTATAGACGGCAAGTATATGCATAGATTTAGTTGGCTTACTGATGACAAAATAGGAAAGATTAGTCACGAATGGAATTGGTTAGTTGGTTGGTATAAGCCTGTACGTGACGGACAACCAAAAGCATTACATTACACTGAAGGCGGTCCTTGGTTTGATCAATATCGTAATTGTCCATTTAGTAAAGAATGGTATGAAGCACAAGCGGCTATGTACGAAGATAGAGTTAAAGAACTTACTCAAGAAGTAAAAGACTTAAAAAATAGAACAGTTGAGATAGACGAATTAACATTGCCTAAAGAAACTAAAACATTACTAAATGCCTATTTACAAAATCTTATAGACCCAACAGAAGCAATTTACAAATCAAAAGAAACAATTAAACATATAACGGAGAAAAGAATGGGAGTAAAAGTAGCGGCTATCGCACCCGGCGCAGACGACTTTGATCTTGACAAGAAAGGATTAGAATATGATCCTTATTTGCAAGATTTCATTATAGGGTGTGGCGGTAACATTAGCGAGTTCAACTTGCAAGAAGGCACTAAAAACACCTTAGTTATAAGGGGTCTAGGTGGTGGAAGTCAGAAAGCATTAAAGTATTGTATAGAAAATAAAGTGGATTATTATGCAATTGATACAGGTTATTTACAACCGGGATCACGTAAAGACTACCACAGAGTCACAAGAAATAATCTACAAAACTTAGGTCCTATTGTTGATCGAGATTTAGATCGACTTGGCAAACTTAATTGGAAATGGCGTAAGCCTAGAAAAAATAATAAGAAGATTTTAATTTGTCCGCCAAGCGAAAAGGTAATGAAGTTTTACGGAGAAAACTTAGACGAGTGGTTAAAGAATACTGTTGACACAATTAAAACTTTAACTAATGCACCAATTGAAATTAGAAAGAAACCAGACAGACGTATACGTGTTACTACAGATACAATATGGGACGCACTTGATACAGCGTCATGCCTTGTAACGTATAACAGTATTGCAGCAACAGAAGCTGTACTACATAGCATACCTGCTATTGCACTAGCACCAAATGCAGCTTCAGTACTATGTAGTAATAACTTACGTGATGTTGTAAGACCAGAAGTACCTGAAAAAGAAGATGTTATAAGGTATGCGGCACATTTATCATACTGTCAATTTACAGCACAAGAATTAAGAACAGGCACTGCCTGGAAGTTACTTAATTCATGAAAGTTGTAAGTTATTTGAAAACTGTTCCTGCTGGAAACAGAAACCTGCAAAAACCTGAATTGTTAAGACAATTTGTTAACGGTGTTAATGCCGCTGGCGACATTGGTATTTTGCATGATCAAAATAACTTAATAGATTGTGACGTTGGTATGATTCAAGGTTGGGTCTATGACAAAACTACTACTGAGCATTTGCGTCTACGTAAAACAATTATAAAAACACAAAAACTTACTGGCAAACATTCTGCTACAGCAGATGCTAATTTATTTTTGTATCACGATAAAACAAACCCACATGGATATTTACGTTACAGTTTTAACGGCGTATTTCCTAGTACAGGAGAATATTGTGATAGCGAAATAGATCCTACACGGTGGACACAAATATCTCAAGATACAGGAATAAAATTAGAACCATATAAATTAACAGGCGGCCATATTGTATTAATGTTACAACGAAATGGCGGCTGGAGTATGGGCGGACTAAATGTAGAAACGTGGGCACTAAAGACTATTGCTAATATAAGACGTTATACAGATAGACATATTATTATACGTTCACACCCTGGTGATCGATTTGCAAAGAATTATTTAAAAACTCTACATGCTAACTTAAAAGGTCAGCCGTCGATATCAATATCAAAGATTGGTACACCTTACGAACAAGATATGCTTAATGCATGGGCAGTAGTTAATCACAATAGTAGTGCAGCTGTTGGGCCTATTATAAACGGCTATCATTGTTTCTTAACTGACCCAAGAAATAGTCAGTGTTCTGAAGTATCAAATACAGACTTTAAACATATTGAAAAGCCATTAGAATATGATAGGGAACGTTGGTTACAACGTATTAGTATGATGCATTGGAAATTTAGTGAATTAACAAACGGATCTTGTTGGCGTCATATGAGACAGTTTATCTCCTAGTCCAATAGGACTCAGTTCTATTAACCATAATATCTTTAGGTAAACTTTTTCCTGTATTTTTACGATCACCTTTCATGTGATCAATCCATTTACCAAGTATAGTATTAATTAACGGATGTCCACCACCGCCTGTTTTTGCTTCTCGAAGATACATTTCTGCACTGTAATCAAATGCATTAGGAAAGTCTGATTTAAATCTATTTAGAATATTACCAAACACAAAACTGTCATGCCATTCTTCTAATAAAAATATACCTTCTTCTGCTTGTTCATATACACGTTCAAACTCTTTTAAGAACTCGTGACACACAGGATGATTAAGATTCATTCCATAAAATCCGCACTCTGGCCATGTCTGTGATCCTTTGCCTCGACCAACATATGTGATCCATTGATTATCTGGTAAGCATTCTTTAAACTCATTGTATGACCAATTACTGTGTACAAACGTATCTGCATCCATCCACACACACCAGCCCTTAGAGCGTTCACAAGCGTCATACACAGCATATGTCTTGTTAGCAAAGCGTATAGCGTCCCACTTAAATGCTTTATGGTGATCACGCGGTCTACGTGCTTTAATATCTTCTGGAGGTATGCCGTTTGCTTTAGGTACATCTTTCCAACGCTCTTTAAAAGCATTTAGTTTAGGTAATGCTTCTTCTGCATTGAGTATCGTAATCTGTTCTGGATTAGGATTTATAGGGTTACAGTCCTCAGCATATACCAGTAACTTAATTCTACTATCAACTTTTTCTGCAAAACTATCTAAAAATCTTTGTCCGTATAATGTTAGTCCTGGTTGGTGAAAAGTTGTAACCACAGTTATGTCAGTCATTCGTTAATCCTCTTAAATACTATATAAGGTATTTAACAATGATTTTTTGTCTCTACACTGATTATGGCGCACTAAATAGCAAGCCAATTTTTGAAGCATTTGCCAAAAGTGTGACCGACGCTGGCCATACAGTCATATATAATGAGCCCTATAGAGTTATGTCGCATTATGAAAACTATGACGTTGCCGTTATATGGAGTGTTCTATGGAACGGACGAATGGCACAAAACAAGACGGTATGGGAACAGAATCGTTTATTAGATAGACCGGTTATCGTATTAGAAGTAGGCGGCATAAAAAGAGGCACAACATGGAAGGTTGGATTAAATGGCATTAACAAAGATGCTTATTTTGGCAACGCTACTCGAGGTAGTAATCGTGCTGAACGCTTTGGCTTAGAACTTAAACCTTGGCGAACTGAAGGCGAATATATTCTTATTTGTGGGCAACACGACAAGAGTCTGCAATGGGCAGGCATGCCTCCAATGAGCCAATGGGTTCAAAAGACTATTACAGAAATACAACAATATACAAATCGTCCTATAATATTTAGGCCTCATCCTAGATGTCCATTGCCCCATATAGAACACGAATTTAAAAACGTATTAAGGCAAGACCCACGTAAACTTACAGGCACATATGACGACTTTGATATGAAGTTTGACAACATATGGGCTACAGTAAGTTGGTCTAGTAATCCAGGCATACACAGTATTATAAACGGTGTACCTGCATTTGTAGGACCATCAAGTTTAGCATGGAATGTTGCTAATGCATCATTAGAAGATATTGAAAATCCACACATGGGTGCAAGACAAGAATGGCTTGAAGAGTATGCACACACTGAACATACTATAGATGAAATAGCACAAGGTATTCCGTTAAATCACTTATTAAACCAATTATCTTCTTGACTTTACAAGCATTTTGTTATAAAATATATGTATTAGTTGAGGAGAACTATGCCCATGAAAACTTGCGAAGATTGCTTAGAGTTATTAATAGGACTACATACAGGTCCTAAGTTCGATGTTGAATCGCCAGATGTTAATTTTCTAGGTAGTATTGCTAGACAAACTTTTAGAGGTATTGGTTTTACAGATCGTCAATATGAAGCCGTTAAAGAAAAATTAACAGGAACATATCGATCACAATTTGTAGAACATAATATAGATCTTAATGAGTGTATTAAAACATTAAGGGTTCCGTTAAGAAAGTTAGATCGAGCAAAATGGATCAAAGTAATTGACAACGGGCAGGATGAACCTTATATTGGTGTACGATTTGTTTTTAGTAAAAAATTAATTGCTAAAAAAGAAAATCTAAAAAACAAAGTTGTGCATCTTGGATACGATAAAATTGAAAAGGTACATTCGTTCCAACTAACTGAATCTGCTATCTATCAAATAATAGAAGAATTTAAAAATTCGCACTTTGATATTGAAGAGCAATTACTTAACCAACATAGGAAAATAACAGAAATAATGCAAAACAAGAATGACTATATTCCTGGTATATATAATTTTAATCTTAAGAACTTACATCAGAACGGTGTTAACTACGTTGTGTCAGCGTTAGGAGAACCAACGCCTAATAACTTATATAAGTTTTATGATAGAAGAGAATTACTAGGCCTATCTCACTTTGATCAAAATGACTTAGAACAAACTTTAAAATCTTTACTGCCATTAACTAAACGATTAATTCAACGAGAACAAACACACGTCTTAGTTAAGCCATCTGAATTTACTATTCATAATTTAGTAGAAACTATACTAGAATTATTTCGCTTTCCATTAGTAATTGTTCTAAATGAAAAGTATGCAAGAGACGAGCTTTACGAATTTAATAGAGCATTTAACGGAATCATACCAAGTGATAATATGTCTGTTATGTTTAGATTAGAAAATAAAGAACCTGATGCAGTAGAGTTTAATCGCTATATCAAAGAGAATAATTTAAACAATCCGGTTGACAAAAATACCAAAATAGTGTATATTAGTAATAATAAAGTTCCAAAACCGTTATTGACATCTGACTGGGTGCCGATCACAGGCATTACAACTGAATCAAGGCAACCACCTAAGATAGAAACTTATTTAGGTGCTCTTGATTTAGTAATGCATTACGACAACGATGTAGTTTGGAGAGGAAGTACAGTAGAAAAAATATGAGTTGTAGATTAATAATACAAGACGAAGTAAACATTAAACTAGAAGGTTTAGATGTAGATGTACGCCGTAAATTATCAAATGCATTGAAGTTTGAAGTACCATATGCAAGGTATATGCCGCAATATAAACTAGGTCGTTGGGACGGCAAGGTTGCATTTTTTGGTATAGGTGGTACAGGTTATGTTAATCATTTAGACACAGTAGTTTCAATATTACAAAAAGAAAATGTTGAAATAGTAGACATTGTAGATCAAAGACATCCTATTCAATTAAACTTCACCCCAGTAACAAAAGATTACTGGAAGGATCAAGGCATCCAATGGCCCGAAGGTCACCCTGCAGAAGGTGAAGACATTATTCTACGTGATTACCAAGTTGAAGCCATCAACAACTTCCTTGATAATCCGCAGAGCTTGCAACAGATTGCAACTGGTGCAGGTAAAACTATTACCACAGCAACATTAAGTCATATCAGTGAGCCTTACGGACGTAGTCTTGTAATTGTGCCAAATAAATCTCTTGTTGAACAAACGGAAGAGGATTATATAAACTGTGGACTCGACGTCGGTGTATACTTTGGTGATAGGAAACAACTTGGCAAGACTCATACTATTTGTACTTGGCAGAGCTTAAACATCTTAGATAAGAAAACTAAAGATGGTTCTGCTGTGCTGAGTCTTGCTGAATTTTTAGAAGGTGTAAGCACAATTATTATTGACGAAGTACACCAAGCAAAAGCAGAAGTATTAAAAAAATTACTTACACAAAACTTACGTAATGCTCCAATACGTTGGGGACTTACTGGAACTATTCCAAAAGAAAAGTTTGAGTTTGAAAGTATACATGCAAGTATTGGACCAGTTATTGGACATATTACTGCAAAAGAATTACAAGACAAAGGCGTACTTGCTGAATGTCATGTTAATGTAGTACAGTTAATCGATGTTGTTGAACACAGAGATTATCAATCAGAATTAAAATATCTAGTAACAGATAGTAATAGATTAGAATATATAGGCAAATTATTAAACACAGTTTCTCAGTCAGGCAATACTTTAATATTAGTAGATAGAATTAGTGCAGGACAACAGTTAGCAGAGCTTATTCCTGGTAGCACATTTGTTAGTGGCACAGTTAAGGTTAAAGACAGAAAAGAAACATACGACGAGATTAAGGAAGGTACTAACAAAGTTATTATTGCTACATATGGTGTAGCGGCTGTTGGTCTTAACATTCCTAGAATTTTCAATCTTGTACTTATTGAACCCGGCAAAAGTTTTGTTAGGGTTATACAAAGTATAGGTAGAGGCGTAAGAAAGGCAAAGGACAAGGACTTCGTACAAATATGGGATTTAACATCTACATGTAAGTATGCGAAGAGACATTTAACACAACGAAAAAAATTCTATAAGGAAGCACAATATCCTTTCACTATAGAAAAAGTAGAATGGAACTAACATATGAGAATATTAACGCTAGAAAATAAATCGTTTGAACTAAACGATATGCCAGAACAGATTGAAGATGAAATACGATTTGCTGTATTAGATAACAGTGACCCAAAAGAAACAGATTTCTTTTTTGTACCAATGATCTTTTTAGAATCATTTAGTGCGCCAGCAATGGTAATGGAAATTAATGGAAAAGAAATAATGATGCCAGTTGATTGGAGCATTGCAGTAGGTGATAGTGAAAGTGGATCTGACTTAGAAGTACTACCACTAACAAGTATTAATGATAGAGGATTTGAAGCATTCCTCTTTAATCCGTTAACAAGTTTTAAAGTTGACTTTGGCACTGTAAAGATTACTAACTTTTACTCAGATGTAAAATGGTATTTTCCAAAAGTAAAGAACGGACAGTTACTTTCAATACCTATTACAGAAGGCGACAATCCTTTGTGTGCATTTTTTATTAAAGAGATAAGCAGACAAAGTGAAGTTATAGACTTTGGTCAGTTATTATAAGGAGAAACACATGACTTTAAAAGCAGGAAAAATATGGGGTCAAACAGAACTGATTCACGCAAACGGTGTACTAGAGTTTCATCGTATTGAATATAAAGGCGGATTTAAATGTTCAGAACACGAACACAAATTTAAATGGAACGGCTTCTTTGTTGAGTCAGGCAAGATGTTAGTACGTGTTTGGCAAGACGATCAAGAAGGATTAGTTGACGAAACTATTTTAAATCCAGGAGACTTTATGCAAGTAAAGCCAGGCAAAGTACATCAGTTTGAAGGAATAGAAGATGGTGTAGCATTTGAACTATACTGGGCAGAGTTTAATCACGATGATATTGTTAGACGTACAGTAGGAAGTCCAGTTAAGTAATGTACAGTAAAAAGTACATAGAAGAGCTTCGTATAATACATGCTGACAAAACACGACTCAAAGGGTTTGGCGGCAAGATGAAAGACTTAGGTGAATTTCATACTTACATGGACAAATGGAATCCTTCTAGTGTACTCGACTATGGCTGTGGTAAAGGTACTATACTTGGTAAATTAAAAGAACAGTATCCAGACACAGGCTTTGCAGGATATGATCCTGCTGTAGTTTATTATGCAAATGGTGCAACTGAAGTAGACTGTGTATTCAGCAACGATGTATTAGAACACATTGAGCCTGAATTTATTGGGCAAGTATTACATCATATAGATACACTTGCTAACAAGTACATATGGTTGCGTATAGATACCCTACCAGCTCGTAAAAGATTATCAGACGGTCGCAACGCTCATTTAATAATTGAAGACCAAGACTGGTGGACTGAAATGATACAGCACAGCATAGACGGAATTGTCGTTTATAATAATGTTAATAAAAAAGGTAAACTAGATGTCGCAATCGAAAAATAAAATGGTACCAGGTGCCGCACTAATATACGAACGCACCGACGGAGTTGTATATGCAAGATATAGAGACGCACCTCATAATAAATTACCACGTTGGATTATAGGTGGTGACCCAGCAGGGGTTGCTAGAGCACAAGGCGATTTATTAAGTTATGCTGAATGGCAAGAATTGTGCGAACTATCAGAAGTTTATCCAACTTTAAAAAAGTTATTAGATCAACTAGTAACAACATACTATACTGTTAAAGAAACTCAACATAACTGAGTAAGGGGTTAATATGAACAATTATATTTTTACAAGCGAAAGCGTAAGCAACGGACACCCAGATAAGGTAGCTGATCAAATTAGTGATGCACTTGTTGACGCTGGTCTAAAAGCAGGTGACGAAACTACTCGTGTTGCTGTAGAAACACTAGTAACTACTAACATGGTAACGTTAGCCGGAGAAGTAAAGAACTTTAATGTAAGCAAAGACGAAGTAAAAGAAATTGTCCGAAACAAAGTTAAAGAAATTGGTTACGAACAAGATGGCTTTCATTGGGAGAACTTAAAAATTTATAATGAAATACATAATCAAAGTTCGGACATTGCATTAGGTACAGACGACTTTGGCGCAGGCGACCAAGGACTTATGTTTGGATATGCTTGCAACGATAATGAAGCATACATGCCTGCTCCAATATATTATGCACACAATATTTTAGAATCATTAAATACTGTTAGAAAAACTGTAGACTTTTTAGGACCAGATGCAAAGTCACAAGTAAGTATAGAGTATCAAGGACACAAACCAAAACGTGTTGATCAAATTGTTATCAGCACACAACACGCCGAAGGCAAAAACGAGATAGCTTCGGCACTAGCACAACAGTCAGCAGTTGCTGTATTAGGAGACTTAATCGATGAAAAAACTACATGGCATCTTAACCCTACTGGAAATTTCGTTATTGGGGGTCCTGACGGTGATGCTGGTGTTACTGGGCGAAAAATTATTGTTGATACTTATGGGGGTTTTGCTCCTCATGGTGGCGGTGCGTTTAGTGGCAAAGACCCAACAAAAGTCGACAGAAGTGCAGCCTACATGGCCAGATGGCTCGCCAAAAATGTAGTAGCAGATGACATGGCAGATTGGTGTCAGATACAACTATCATATGCAATTGGTGTTAAAGAACCTACTAGCATCTATATTGATAGCAACGGACATAATCGAAGTATTGAAAAGTTTATTCGTAACGAAATTGATCTAACACCTAAAGGAATAATTGATAGATTTGATCTGTTTAACTTCCATGAGTATAGTGCTAATTGCGTATACGGACATTTTGGAAATAAAGATGTTCCTTGGGAACAAATAGGATGGGAGAAATCATGAGTGACGAACAATGGGTAGATGACAGTTTAATGTTAACTAAGTTACACGACTTAGCAAGAGAACAAAATAATAAAGAGCTACGAGAAATAGCCGATAGGTTTAGTGATCTAATAAACCGAGCTCAGGGTCGTAGACATTGGACTGGCAATGAATAAATGTAGTACGTGTGGTGAAAGGGTATTTGAAATAAAGTATCATACCCCAGATCATCAACATGTATTTTGTGATGCATATTGCTCACATGAATATTATAAACAAAGGAGAGACGATGAGACATAGGATAGCAGGAGTAATTTTCCTAGCATTAGGAACATACTTCTTTATGCAGGATATGTTACCAGACTCAATGGGTGCAGGAGCTGCAATGACAACGCATCACGGAGTTCATAGCAATACATTACTAGGCTTAGGAGAAATGACATGGATGTGGTTTACAATGGCACTTGTACATTTCTTTATACGTGATTGTAATTGCAAGGAGTGTAACAAGTGAGAATTATAGCAGGACCATGTCAGCACGAGTCACTAGAGCAAAGTTTAAGAATTGCTGTAGAATGTAAACGTGTATGCGATAAACTTGGTATTGAATATTATTTCAAAGCAAGTTATGACAAAGCAAATCGCACAAGTGCATCTGGTATACGTGGCCAAGGTTTGGCTGCCACAATGGAAGACTTTAGATTTTTAAAACAAGAGTTGAATGTCAAGATACTAACTGATGTACACAATCAAAATGAAATATTAAAAATTGGCGCATATTATGATGACGCTGTTGATGTTATACAGATACCTGCATTCCTTTGCAGACAAACAGACTTAATAAAAGCTGCATGTAAAACAGGTAAAATAGTAAATATAAAAAAAGGTCAGTTCTTAGCACCTTGGGATATGAAAGGTGTACTAAGTAAAACTAAAGGTGCAAAAGAAGTTTGGATAACTGAACGAGGAACTAGTTTTGGATATAATACTCTTGTCGTGGATTTCACTGGTCTACAGTATATGCTTGATAATTATGATGTGCCTATCGTGTTGGATGGCACTCACGCAGTACAGAAGCCGGGAGGACAGGGTGACTCTAGTGGCGGTAATCGTGATTATGTCCCTGGGCTCGTTCGTGCTGGGTCTGCTCTTGGGATCGACTCCTTCTTTATGGAAGTCCATGCTGACCCTGATGTAGCACCTAGTGACGGACCTAATATGTTACGACTAGAAGACTTTGAAGGAGTGGTACGTGACATCGTCAGCTATTCTTATACCAGCTAGATATAACAGCACACGTTACCCTGGAAAGCCATTGTGTATGTTAGATGGTGTTCCCATGATAAAACGTGTGTATGACGCTTGTATTGCGTCTAAGATACCAACATACGTGCTTACTGATGATATGCGTATTGCAGAAGTAATCCCTACTAGACATTCGTGGGTTGACGAAGTAGATGAATATGCTAACGGTACAGAACGATGTGCAGGTGCTGTAAAACATTGTCCGTTGTTATCAGAGTACACTGAGTTTATTAATGTACAAGGTGACATGCCTGATGTTGACGTTGCTATGATACAACAAGTAAGTTGGCATCTAAAACATCACTCTGTAACAACAGCGTTTACAGAGATGCCTAAAGAAAAACAAGATGACCCTAATACAGTTAAGATGGTACGTTCAGGAGATCGAGCTCTGTGGTTTGGCAGAGGCATGACTGGCTATGGCGATTGGCACTTAGGCATATACGGATATAGAAGAGATGCATTAGAAAAATATTCAACACTTGAAGTAACACAAGAAGAAAATATTGAGCAACTAGAACAGTTGCGGTGGCTCAAAAACGGTTGGCAAATAGGTTGTTTGAGTGTACAATATAATGGAGTAGAAATAAACGCACCTGAGGATGTAGACTTATGGCACAAGATAAATTCCCAATAAAAGATGTATTAGCATCTATTGATCTAAACGGCAAAGGCGTTTGGAAAGAACTATCTCCCGAACAACAAAAGTCTGTAAGTTTTTGGTTGTTAAACAGATACGTTAGTGCTGTTAGAGGAAGCCGTGATAAACAAGAGATGGCTATATTCAAAGTTAACGAACACTACAACAAACATTTTAATACAATAGGTGTTGGTAAAGAAAAAGGACATCCACTACTAATGTGGCAACTATTGTGTACTAGTGGTAACTGGGGCGACATACAATTTCACCCATACATTGGTTTCAAGAAGAAAGGTGGCAATAACAATCATGCAATCAAACTACTTGAACAAGTGTACCCTAACATGAAGACAGACGAGGTTGAATTACTTGCTAGAATATCTACAACAAAAGAACTTAAACAACTCGCGGAAGAACATGACATTGCAACAAAACTCTAAACCTAAACCGTTTGTATGTGAGTACTGTGGCACAGGATATTCCCGTGAAAAAACATTACTGGTCCATATGTGTGAGCAGAAACGCAGACACTTACAACAAAAAGAAAAACGTGTACAGTTAGGGTTTTATGCATTCAATCAGTTTTATAAATTAAGTGCAGGTGCAAGAAAAGATAAAACATATAAAGAGTTTTGTAAAAGTTCTTACTACAATGCATTTGTAAAGTTTGGAAGTTTTATTAATAATGTAAAGCCATTGTATCCTGAAAAGTATATTGACTATGTAGTAACTAGTGGAGTTAAACTTGACCACTGGTGTCGTGAAGACATGTATGAAAAATATGCAATTAACCTAATACGTAAAGAAGGTGTTGAAACAGCACTAGAACGTAGTGTAATGACTATGATGGAATGGGCTGAAGAAAACAATAGTGTATGGAATCATTATTTTAACTATGTAAGTTTAAATAGAGCGGTGTGGCACATAAAGGACGGAAAGATAAGTCCTTGGCTAGTGCTAAACTGTAATAGCGGAAAAGAAATGCTAGGTAAGTTTAACGATGAACAATTAGGAATGATATATAGTATTACTGATCCCAAACATTGGGCTGTACGGTTTCAAAGACAGCCGTCAGATGTTGCTCTTGTAAAAGAAGTAGCAAAGGAGAGCAATTTATAATGCCAGATATTGATATAGATTTTGCTGATAGAAGTATTATATTAGACAAGATACAACACCGTGTAGCAAAACTAGATAGCGGTAAGAAACATAACACTGGTGTGTATGCTACAGAAATACCACACAATCCTGTAGATAATATATCTACAATCGAACACAAGACAGCAGAAGACAGAGGTTACTTTAAACTAGATTTTTTAAATGTGTCTATATACAAAGATGTTAAAG